AGCTTCTTCTAATATTTTTTTCATTACCTCTTCACTAATGAGTTCTTTATTATCTGGTTTTGGAAATGCTGGATTACCATCGTTTCCAATAAGATTTATTTTATCTGCTACAATGGTTGCGGTGCTATTACACTTATCTGTGCCGCCAAAATTTGTTGAAGAACCTTTCCATGATATAGAGCTCTTATTGTTGCTCAAAATATTATCATAATAATACCTTAATTGAATAAAGCTTGGGTCAAGAGAGTTATATTCAACCTCTTTTGAATTATTTTTCGCATTTTTTCTAAGCCCGCAACGCAATCTTATATCGTTTTCTTTTATTTCCAATTCAGCACCCTTTCTACCATAGATTGTAATATCTTCGTTATTGGAAAAAGCTCCTTTGACATTTGGGAGATTAGAAACTTGTGCACTTGGAAGATTTCTACCTCCTAGAAAGGCTAGGGCACTACCGTAATGATAATCCTTGTCCATTTTATTGGGTTGAGAAATTATTGGACCAATATAAAATCTTTGTGAGGTACCATCATTGGCTAATGCGGTAAATACAATAACACTCTCATTTACCTTTGGTTTCACATGGAGCATTTTGGGTAAAAGGGGGAATGCATAAGGAATTTCTTCAAGAGAGAGTCCTTGATCTTCTGGTTCTAGTCTAACACGAATTCTATCTCCGTCCTTAGTGTCATCAACACTTAACACTTCTGCGTAGCGTGTAACATTTGCATTATTACTCATGATAAACTCCTTTTCCTGTTATTTAATTCGCTTTCTGCGTTATTATATTCTTTATCTAATTCGTCAAGGCGTTCAAATTTCAATTTAATTTGGTTTTTTATTACCTCGTATTCATTTTTCAATTTTTCTTCATGTGCCCTTATTTCGGCGTTACTCATTTCTTTAAAGTTTATCATTGTTCAATTCCTTTTCCTACTGCGTAATTTGTATTTGTACCCTCAACGACCACTGGTCCACCAGCGTTACCACCTACACCCTTAAACATTATAGATCCTGGGGGGAATGTTACTGATGTGCATCCATTTAATTTGATATCGTGTATAATGTTTTTAACAATAAGATAAGTATAAGCATTAATCAAATTATCGGTCCCGTCTGTATTTGTTCCAGTTGGTATTCCTATTGATGGGAATTCTTTAATAATATTTGATGTAATATCCATTGCTGATAATCCAGACCTTTGAATAGATGTTGCATATAATAGGAGTGATGGAAGTGTATTCGCTGGTGTGGATGTTTCGTTAAACAGATTCTTAATATTGGTTACGAGTGTTTGGAGTGTCATATTAACAAATTGATTGTGCTGGTGTTATTTTTTCTGGAATTATATCTGCATAGTTAACATCATCTATTGCTGTCTTTGTTTTTTTCTTATTTAAGAAGATTGCTAAGAATTGGTAAGCCGCTGCTAATACTTCTGCATAATCTTCCATCTTTTCTTGTATCTTTTTTAAACTATATTTAGCAATTAATGGTTTTATTGTTTCCTCAAAAAAGTCTTCTAGCATATCCACTATTGCATCTTTAACGTATTTAACAAGGGATTTAATGAATGCTAAAATTTTTGTCTTCAATGAGCTCATAATTATACTACCAATATTATTGTAATCCATAGTAGCTAAATTTATTACACCACCAATATCGTAGTTGATATATAATAAACTCATTAGTTTTGGTGTTAGGATTGATCTTACTATTGGGCGAACAATTTTTAATATAACATTGGATAACCATCCTGGGTTTACCGTTACGGAGAACTTATCTGAACTTTCCACACTGGCGTCTTGGGCTGGTGTTGCTGCAATATTATATATTGTGCTTGTAATAATACTATTTTGTTCGTATAGTGTAGCTGCGCTGGATGCTGAATTGAGGGAATCTAAAACACTTTGTTTATCTATTTCAATTGCACCAGCCGTTTCACTATTAAGACTAACTGCATTATATTTTCTCAATTCACTTTCCTTAATTAAGTTATCCCATTCTTCGTTTGAAAACCCAAAATAACAATTATTTATTTCTAGATCGTCATTCTCAATCACTTCTTTAATAATTTTATTAATTGTCGCATCTGTTACAATGTCATCAATACCGTAACTAATATTAACATTTGGTAGACCTAAAATTAGTTCATCAATGAGATTGGTTATTAGTATTTTTGTTGAAAATATTTTGATATTGTTAAGGTAATCCTTATTGAATGACCACAAACTTTTACCCTCATAATTATCACTAATTTTAAACCTTAGGGCATTATAGTCTTCATTGATTATTGTACAAATATCCTTAGGTTCTTCACCTTCTTCAATTGTTTTTACATTTGTCCATTTTTCCCCAGTATTTGATCTATACATACAATACCATATAAATGCGTTCATATCTGTGGCATTTATTAGGGATGAAGGTTTGGTTTCATCTGTAATGCCATCATAAAATTTTCTTCCCACTGGTGTTGTTGGACATATATTTAAAAGATTTTGCGTGTCTATTATGGGAATTGGGCATTTAAAACCTTCACTAAATCCTTTTTTGGGGATTAGGGGGTGGATATGGCAAGAGAGTATTTCTGTGAGGATGGTGGCAATCATTGCCTTTGTTGCTGATTCTAATCCTTGAATAAATGAATTATCGGACAAATCTTCAAAATTGATATTTTGTATCCATTTGTTAATTTTACCAGCATCAAATTTTACGTTCATCTTTACACCAATTATATTCTTGAGTATATAAGCAAGAATTTCTTGGTCAGTAATACCTATTCCTCCTAAGCAATCAACAATAAAATCAATAACTGAGGTGTATTCCTTGGTTTTTGCAGCAGTTAAAAGACCCATTGGAAAATTCTTAACCAATGTTTCCATTCCACCAATCATTGCTAAAACGTCTGATGTTCCCTCTTTCATTTGCTAGTCCTTGATTTTAGTGTTATAAGTCACTTCGCTCTCGTCTTTGATTACCTTGTTTATTTCACCTCTTAAGGCAGTAAGGTCCAGTTTGGTTGCTTTACCCACGTTAGGATCGTTTAATGTTCTACTAATATCGCCTTGGTGCTTTATTATTTCGCCCATAAATTTAGCTATTTCAAATTTAAGTGAGATAGCTTTTGTTTTATCACCAATAAAGTCATGTATTGCTTTTGAATATTTTGCCTTGTCGTCCATAGGAATATCTGACAGTTGGCTTGAATTCATCAGCTTATTCATTTCGTTTTGGATTTCGTTAATTTCCTTACAAGTTAGATCGTAAGACTCTTGAAGTACTTGTTCAATTTTTTCAATTGAATTTAAACGTATCTTTATGTCGTTATTAGCCATAGTTTTCTTTTACTATAAATAGCATTGTTCTAGTTTTTAAGTGAATTACCCTTAATTAACACGTAAATCTTTTTATATTTTTTCATGTTTTCTCTCAAGTCTTTTGTTGTCATCATTGTTTGTTCTCTTAGGAAATATAAAACCGAACTTTTTTGCATTTTATTACTAACGTCACTATCAATAATTACATCCTCCCAGTTATCAAGTAAATCAATTAAGGCTTCACCCACTTTAATTTCGTTTTCTGTTAATTGATTTTCTTCTGGGTTATCAACCATCATTTTAATTTCACTTGATATATTCTTAATTAACTTAGCAGCTTCCTCTTGGTCGTTTGGAGTATCTAATTCGTAATTGTAATTTGAATTAACTTCATCAATTGCATCGGTAAAACTTACATCCCTTTTAATCTGTTTAGAATATTGCACATTCTTTTGATAGAGGTAATTTTTTGCTATTGTACCACAGTATGAATAAGCCTTACATCCTTTATCTGGTTTAAAATTGTTTATCTTTGTCATTAAATATGATAAGGTGTCTTCAAATGTATCAATAAACTCTTCATCTGGGACGTATAGTTTATATCTACGAATAATGGAGCTTATCATCTTAATGAAAGCTGGATGCAAGTATTGATTGTATATGCGATTCTTTTCGTTGACATTTTTAGTCTTGATATAATCAACAATTGCCTTTTCTTCGTCTTCGTAAAAATATCCTTTTTTCTTGTTTAGGGGTTTTCTTCCTCTTTTAGCCATGTTTATTTTTAATTTACATGGAAACTTCTGATTCTATCTTGCATTATAACAACACACTTGCCTAAATTATTTACAAAGTAAATCTTACTATTGGGGAGAGTTTTGTCTCCCCCTTGTCTAAGTATAGTCATCAGTATGAATTCCTTATTTTGTGTAGGTCTTTTTCCTATCTGTTTTATAATAGTATTCTTGTTGTGAAAGTGCTGCCCACCATTCAGCTTCCTCCTTAGAGATATTCTTGCGATACTGTTCTGAAAGACTATTTGGGCGATTGAGGTAATGCACATAACCAACCTTAGGCATTACAAACACACTCTTACCATTGTGAAGGAATCTAAGAATAAATTCTTGCCAGAAACCCATTTTCATAGACTCTTTTAAACCACCAACCTCAACAAATACATCTTTTTTGAATGCTGTACCAGTGAAATTTAAACCGAAAAATTCCCTAACACTCTCCTCGTCTAAATATCCAAGTTCATTTGAGAATGAGCTTGCCCAGAAAACTTCGTTAATATATCCAACTGGTCCTTCTTCTGAATTCTGGAAATCAACGGCCTCGTTAAGTGGCATCAATGCGTCAACATTGGGGTAGAATTCATGATACTTCTTCACATTTTCAAAGTAGTGAGATGTAAAATAGTCATCAAACTCCAAAACGGTAAAAAACTTAGTTTTTACGTTCTTCACAGCTTCATTGATTTGTGATGGAATCTCTGCTTTTTCGTTGTTAATATATGTGATTTGAGTCTCTTTTAGCTCATCAAAGACTTTAACTTTGCTAAGTGTTTCTTTTGGACCAATGATGAAAAGAGGTCCATCATTTTTAATACTCTCTACTGCTTTACAGAGGAGGGGCTTTGTCTGTTCATTAATTTCGTGAACTGGTATAATTACGGTCAAATCTTTCATTATTTCTCAATATTAAAGTAGTTATATGTGGCCTCTAATTCATTCTTGCGTGATTCAAAAATACCATTAATAAAGGCATCTGTTATTTCTTGTTTATGACTCTCTTTATTATAGAGATCGGCGGTCTTGTCGCAAGCGTTATAAACTTCTTCTGGAATCTCGTCAAGTGTCCATGTGCGGATAATGCTTGCAATCATATCGTAAGTGTCGTGGATATTGTTAAACCAGATAGGTCCATCTATGAGCTTGCCATCTTTTACCATCCAATCTGTTGGGTTATCTGGTGTTTTCGCCATAACAACGCAGCCACTTCTTAGAGCTTCAAGTAATGTGTAACCAAAATCTGTCTCATCATCCATCCAAATTGTAAGTGCGCCAGTATTAAGCGCTTCTGCGAGTGTTTCTTGAGGAAGACCTCTAAGATCTCTAAAGGAAACCCACTTATAGATTGGGTAAAGCCAATAGAATGGTTTTAGAATTTTATCAATGTCGGTTTGATTTTTTGAAACAACATTAACGATAAGTTTTTGTGGTTCTTGACTCTTTCTGAAACAAGGTGAAATAAGTGGGCTTACCCTCCATGTTTTAATGCCAGGAAAATACTTATGAACTAAATTCTCGTTAGCCTTAGTGTTGACAACTGCGTCCTTAATATTCATATCCATCCATGTAACGCCAATGGGAATTGTTGATGTTAGGTAATTTTGATTTTGGAAAATAACTACTTTCTTGCATGGTAGGTTTTTTGTTTGTGACATCACGTTAGCGTAAATTTCTGGAACGAACAAGAAATCCGCTGGTGTAATCTCAACATTCTCTTGCTCAATATTCTTATGTGGAAGACTCGCATATTTTTCACCGAGCCAATCTTCAACACCAATAAATTCTTTTTCTTGGTGTATCATGGTAACATTATAACCCATTTCTTTGAGTTCGTAAGCAGTTTGATAAATATAAGTCAAACTACCAGACGGATTACCCTTAGTATCCATAACGAAAAAATAAACATTGAAATCCTTTTTGTTCATTTTTTCAATTTCTTTCTTGATATTTTCAAGTCTTATTTCTTTATCTGTCATATTATTAATGATTGTTAATTTATTTCAATAAGGAACCCCATTTCAAGCATGGTGTTAAGTGAGAGTGTTGTTGCGAAATCTAGTACAATTTCCTCTTCCATAACTGGCATATCATTACCCAATAATGTAGTTATAAACAACTTAATCATATCATAGATAATGGTATCATTTTGTGGATTTCCAGCACTTTTTAGCTCTCTATTTGTTTTTGCTGCTAATGTTGGTACGCCGCTCTCTAATTCAAAAGTTTCTATAATTTCAGTTTCTCTACCCCTTTCTTTGTCTGAGGTAAGGCAAAAGTCTTTAATTTTATTTAAATCAAAGGCATATTTCTTACCGTTGTAAACAACGTATCTATTTTCCATTTTTCTTATCAATAATTTTCATTATTCCCTCTTCGCTACTAACGAAAAGTTTCATATTTAAATAACTAAAATCTGCACTGGATTTTTCATTATAATCTTGTTCTATTTTTACTGAAATCTTCCCTTCTGGTTTTGAATCTAAAAGTATAGGATTTGCTGTAACCAACACATCGCATTTATCCCAAATTGTTAAGGAGTCTTCTGGAAAATAAAATTCCCTGGTTTTTATTCCAAATTTTGAGAGAAAAAATAACGTGCTTGGTATGGAAAGCCCATATTCCTTGGTTGAAACAATATTAATTTCAATAGGCTCGCCACAATCAATGTTGGGTATTATATTTTTATACCACTCACTGAAAAGTCCTGGTAATTTCCCGTCTACTGCTGGGGCTACACCGAAGATTTCGTATGGATAATCGTTATAGATGAATGTTTCATATGCTCGTTCACTTTTAAATGGGAAAAGTGCTTGCAAATCATTTGTCCATACTTCTGAAATATTATCATAATCAAAAGTGTGATCGTATCCCGTCTTGTAATATTTGGCAAAATTCCTAATAAAGTCTCTCAAGACGTCATTAATGTCAATGGATATTCTCATGTCTAATAATTGTGTTTATATCAACCCCGTCGTGTTTTGGGGCTTTATTTTCATATTTTTCTGTTAATTCTTTAGTTTTGTATTTCTCTGTAATATCTTCGTCAATTAATGTGGTTACATCAAATTCCGCAACATAATGACCATCGTAAATTGATATTTTGTTGAACTTATTGATTTTAAATTTAAACCTATGGAGACTATCTACTCCAAAACTCTTATCTGTTGTAAATTCAAACGTTTTAAATTCAAAGAGATCACTTTTATATTTTTCCTCCATGATTCTCTTCATTTCGGCAATAAACAAACTGTCTGTTTTTACAAATTGTCTTGTGTATATTGAGAAATAGAGTTCAAGTTTTCGTTTTCCATCGGATTTGCGTTTCTTCACTACAGCCTTTTGAATTAAGTATTCAATCTGAAACTTAGGCATAAAATCACGCTCAATTATAAAAATCTCATTCTTTACATCTTTGATTTCTTCACAAAGAAGAGCTTCCTTTCCCCTTGATTCGCTATCGTTTTCATATGTCTTTCTATCTTGAATCACCTCTACGTTATAACCTTTTGTTTCTAATACTTCACAATGTGGTATTGTAATGCCTTTTTTTGTTGCACTTGCTGATAACCATAATGTATTATCATTATCATCATCATTTTTTTGGAAACCAGTTATTTTTACTTCGTACTTATCAGCCTCCTTTAATACTCTATAATAAGTATCCCTCATTTCCTTTACCTCTTGGGTTTGTTTCTCTTCTAGTATATCTGCAAAAACACCACCACCTTTCTTTTCTTGATGAATTCCATCATCATCCTTGAATGTGGCCTTCTTTGAGATAATTTCATCCGCTGATTTTAAACCAAAGAAGAGAGAATAAAAAAACGCCCTAATATTTAACCGAAAATTATTTAACATCTTCTACTCTTTTTTTTAACTCTTGAAATATGCTTTCGTATTTCTTATTAAAGTTTTCAAACCTCTCATAAAGGTCTTTATCTTTAAAACCATCAAGCCTACTTTCATTCTCAAATTTAGTACAAACTATTCTGGTCATAACTTCGTAATCGAGAAGTTCTCTTATTGTTAAAGCTTTTAAATCTACCTTTGCCATTTTTTTATAAAAACTAATCATTTTTTCATTAAAAGTCAAGTTTTTCCCTAATATAAAACTATTTATTAATAAAATAACTAAAAGTAACTATTATGTTAATGAAAGAAGTAAATAAAATCAGCGAAGACCAACTCAGAACTATTATTTCTGAATCGGTTAAAAATGTTTTGAGTGCAATTAATGAGGAACAGTTGGATGAATATCAGTTTGGTGATTTCTCTAAGAAGATTGGTGCTGGTGCTTCAACGATGCTTGGACGTGGAAATGGTTCACTGACACAGCGCTTTAATAATACTAAGAAAAATTGGGTGGCTCAAGATAATATTAATGGACTCAATGAACTCCTGGCTAAACTTCAAGAATTTGTTGATGCTAAACAGATTAATCCAAATACAACAGTCGCTTCATTGATTGGTAATAAATTTACACAGAAAGGTGATAAACAAGGTATCAAGCAGCGTATTGGTGGCCTTAAAGGTAATATCACTCAGCGTGGCGGTAATTGGAGATAAAAAGTTTCTATCTATCCAAGAAGAATAACAGAGCCCTTTCCCAAATTTTGGGGATGGGCCCTTTTTTTAAATGTTGTAGATGAAATGGTGGATTTTTTATTGAAATATTGTGAAAGATTCTTAAACGTAGGCATTCCATCATAAATAAAATACCATGACCTAGGAAACCATCAATAATGATATGAAATCTTGTTCTAATCTTCATGTGGATCATTTCGTGAATAATAATCTCTTTTAAGGCGTTTTCTGTCCAATTAACGCTCTTGGAGATTAGTATTCTACTCTTCACGCTTCCTTTTAGTCTTGGATTGTAACTAAATTTTCCAAAGCCATCCATATAAATATAGGAAAAAAGACATTGTCCTAACTTTCCTCTAAAATATAAATCGTTATAAATAGAAAATCGTTTCGCAATGTCTTCTTTGGATGTTTGTATGAAAATTTCCTCTATCATTATTTTCCAGTAGAACCAAATCCTCCAGTCCCCCTTTCTGTATTCATGTTAATATCATTAGCCCATTCAAATTCCATAGGTACCGTGAATCCAAGTTTTATTTGCCCAACTCTATCACCAACCTTATAGCGTGGCATATTTGGCATAACATGATAAAAGACAGCCATTGCTTCATTTCTATAGAATTCATCCATTGTACCTTCTGAATTTGCTAAAACCATTCCAGTTTTCCAAATACTACTGCGTGGTCTAAGATCAATACTTATGTTTAAGTCGGCATCTATTATTTTATATGACGCCGAGGTGAGTTCTGTACCTTTTTTTCTTGCTTTTAGAAATGCGTATTTTTCAATACCACCTCTATCAATTTCATAAGCAAACCCTAATCCGTATTTCCATACATTAGGTGCGATTTCCTCCTCGGAAACAGCCAATACGTCATAGCAAAAATCACCTTCCCTTCCTTTAGTTGGAATATGGGCTTCTTCTTTCAATTTTTTTAATTTTACTTTCATTTTTTTTGTAAAGATATGTCTTCTTTCTAATATAGACAAAAAAACCACAACATTTCTGCTGTGGTTTTGAACAATAACAACTAAAAACTATTTTAAAACGATGGATTTATACCAATCTGCGCGTCGTTTGGTTACTGTCTCCAAATTATATTCAACTTTTACATGTTCCCAGAGATTTTTCTTAAGGAGATCTATGAGTTCTGGGTGTTCTACTAACCTCTTAATTGTTTTAGCCCAGTCCTTATGTGATTTCGCAGGGTCAATAAGTACGCAATTTCCAGTCTCATCAATACCTCCTCCTTTCTGGAAGATTGATTTCGTTCCAATGGTATATGCACCATAATTTGAAAGTACGATTGCTTTATGTTTGAAGCCAGCCTCTGCTACTTTTAATTCTGATTTGAAGTAATTGAAATTATTGGTGTCTAATGGAACGAGGAGAACATCAATATTATTATAGTGGTTACCGAATGTTGCGAGATTTTTAGTCCATTCTCGTCTATATGTTTCATTTTCAACATTAGGATATTGGGAATCGGGAACAAACATTTTTAAGAACTGAACATACTCTGGACTACAAATCTTATAATCATTTGTTACGTTTTGTTCGTATCTATACCATACCGATTCTTCTGGTTTAATAGGCCTTGTTCCTTGTATTTGTCCATCCCTACCAATTGTTGTAATGGTACCCCTTAAATCATAACCACAAAGCACTATCTGAATTTTATCCAGAATATCCTTACTTAATGAGTTAATAACACCCTTGAATTGTTCCATATCTCTCTCATGGGATGAGCCCATGATAAAGCCGAAGCGAATTTTATCCTTTTTGCTATAGTCTGGAGCCCACTGTGGGTCATCTGTATCAACTGCATTTGGAAATACCATCACATTTTTATTATATTTAGATATTTCTTCTGCGAAGTATTTTGTTGTTGTTGTGATGTAGTCAAAGCGACGGAGGTTTTCAATTGTTCTCTCTGGGCATTTAAGTGCTTTATTCTGTGCATTCATTGGGTGGAATTGACCTAGATTCCAATAATCATCAATATCAAGCACTAATTTTATTCCATGTTCCTTGCAGTAATTAATTGCATTGGTAAAACCTTCCGCATCTGCTTCTAGTCCCTTATGGCAATCAATAATGTTGAATTTTGATAAGAACTCAAGGTTTCTCCAGTCTACATTATTCTGAATTACAACATCAAATTCATCTGGGAACATCTGAGCTAATTTAACATGGGGGCGTTCCATTCGCCAATACTTACAGCCACCCTCGTCTGATGGCACTACCAATACATTAATTTTATTTTCCATAATAACAATTAAATTTCGTTTCTTAAAAAATAAAGCGTATTAAGGAAAAAGTCAAGAAAAAACCTCTCTTTTTGAGAGAGGTTTCGTTATTGGTTATTTACATTTCCAGTTTTTTTGAGTTCTGCGCTATAAATGTTACCCTTATTGTCAACAATCTTAATTTTCCCTTCCTTTAATCCTATTGTTTTTAGGGTGTTCTCAGCGACTATATTCTTTAACTTATTATCAAGACATTCATTGATTATTGCCTTTATTATACTGTAATCAAAAGATTGACTCGTTGGTGTTATTTGCTCCGTTACTTGTTGTTTTGGGTAATATTTTTCATAATCAACACCATGCAACTTATTTTCAATATATCTAGGATCTAATGCTTGTGTGTCAATGACATTGTTTGTCATTGATTCTTGTATAAAGGATGGAAGCTTTGAATTCTTCTTTGTTTGCTGTTGAGGATTATATTCCATTGTTTGGGAATTTTGATTAAGAATTTGCTGTTGTCTGGTTTGTATTCTTTCCTCCCACAATTTATCCTTCTCTATATAATCATCATCGTAGTTTGTATTTATATTAGTATAGGTACCATTTGCGTTAGGCGCCGTATCAATATCTTCTGCGATGCCATTCGGTCTATCTTTTGCCCTTTTTGCTACCATTGGCTTACCATTCGTCATATCTACGGTCTCATTAACCTTTCTGGCTTTTGAGAGTACATTTCCAAATAATTCTTCTTCGGTCATAATTAATCTTTATAGAGATTTGCCCATCTCGTTAACATTTTATTAAATACTTCAGTAAGGGGTGATTCCTCAACCTCTTCTTGATCATCTACTGATGGCTCCTCCTTTACCTCATCTTTAGTTATATATCCACCGTTATTAAATTGATTACTTGGTGTTGTTTGTGTTGTGGGGTTGTTAACCGCCATCTTCGTGACTGGTTCTGTATTTGGGGCCTCAATAGTATCTTTATTTTGAATATAATTGTTTGAGTTGGAAATGTCAATAGTATTTTGTGTTTTTGTTGGTTCTTGTTTAACTTGTTGCTTTGTTACATATGTTGGTTGCTTTACTTGTGGTATTGGTGTTTGTGGCGCAACTTGTACTTTTGGCTCTTGTACCTGAACCTTCGGTGCTTTGGCTTGAACTCGTTGTTGTGCCTTTTGTGGCTCTTCTGGTTTAACCTTATTTGGTTCATTAAAAGCGGTGCACCTTGCAACTGTCATACCCAACTGCTTATCCCCAGTTTTGTTGAATTTAACAATTTGATCGGTAAGGTCTTTAATGTATCCTGCTTTTGTGGGGGTTTGACTTAGGGTATTGAGGGTATCATAAAGAGTGATATCACCATTTTGCCAAGCAACAATCTTGTCTGCTCTAAATAACTTCCATTTAAATTTTCCACGTTTCGTGGATCCTACTGACTGGAGGGCTCTGATATACAGTTTGGTTGGGTCTGTTTTTACTTTGCTGCTGGTATTCTTTTTACCATATGCGTAATATACTGGGAAAATATATCTCCAACTCTTACCCTTGCCGCCCTTTTGATCGTTGTACATCATAGATACAAAAAGATTATTCTCCACTGCGTATTTAATGTCGCTTGGAGTTGGTTTCGTTGCTTCGGTAAGGAGCATTTCAGTTAATATTTCCTTAAGTATTCCCATTAGTTAACGTAATATTGACCTTCAATTTCTGAAGAAATTTCAACAGAATCTTTACTATATTGATTGTTTTCGTTGTAGATGTTGATATTCTTCAAATAATTTCTACCACCTATGCCGTTTCGTCCAAATTTATCAAAACTACCACCACCGTCTTCTGTATCAAGTTGTGGAACAATCATAGTTGTTGATTGATACTGATGGGGGATTGTGTGTGTAAGGCTCTTACCCGTACCCTTTCCCTGTGGATGATTTTCATCATCGTGGGTTTTTGCATCTTCGTGTGATTCTGAATAAGGATCGTTAACAACGTAGTCGTTTCTCTTAGATTCAATATTTCTACGTTCAATACCTTTCTTTTCAAGATAAGACTGCTTTGACATTTCTATTTAAAATATGTTATATTATTATTATTTGGTAATCCACCTAATTTTTTGGGCGCTTTATGGTATTGATTTCCTGGTAAACCGAGAGCTTTGTTGGTTTCCTTGCGTCTTTTAGTTATTGCTCTATGGTTCTCCAATGTTTGACTTAATGCTTCATACGCTTTTTTATCACCCCTTTGTTTGGCTTCTGTTTTATGTTTTGCTAAAACGCTTTCATTTCCATCAACAACTTTACCATTGGAATCAACTGATGTCATATGGATGTTCTTTAACCCTTGATTTATTTCCATTAATTCATCAAATTCTTCTTTTGTATATTCTTTATCATCCTCACGCATAAGACCAACGGTTCTATAACTATGATCACTGGATCCTGGCCCAAAATAAGCGCTTGATTTTCCCATCCATCTTGATATCTTATCTCCAGTTACTGTCTCTGTATTTGCGTCTGATAACGGGTTAATCATAGTCTCATTATTACCAATCTTTCCAAAACTGGTTTCGTCTGCAAGATAATACACATCACCATCCAGTACTTCGTTGAGTTGTTCTTGTGATATTATGAGAGTTTTAACCATAATTAATTATATTTTTTCTTATAAATAGTTTGAACATGAAAAAAACTCGGCGAAGAGAATACATTTAAATCTGTAATTTTGTAGCAAGTCTATGGGGGTTAACGGTGGGGTGTTAGATATATCGGCCCCTCTACGATGCTATTGAAATGATTGAAAGTATATTATAAAAACCATAATGCGTTTATCCTTTTTGTTTTTTACAAACTATTTATGTAAAAAACATATGAAGAAATTTATTTTATTTATCTTGTTGATTTTCACTTTAATTGGGTGTGGTCATTCTCGTAGGCTTAGTAAAAGTGATAAATATGACAACCTTGGCTATGGTGTATCGTATTATGCTTTTAATATGAAGGTCCTTCCTTATCAGATAGATTCTGTTTGTAATGCTGATGGGATATCTAATAATCTTAATGATTGGAAAAAGAGCGCTTATATTGATTTTGAAACTAGCGATACAGTTAAAAAATACATGTTTATTAAAAGCATTTCTAACGACAATGAGTGTATATATGTCATAACTGAATTTAGGGATAGTACTCTTATGAATAAAAGAATAAAGAAGTAGTGATATATGCAAGCGATTGAAAATTTTGGTTTTGTTGCTAGCCCTATTGATGGGAGTGAGCATATCTATGTTGGTGAGAGCCTTAATCTTCCAGATGAATACAATTATATCCTTGATCTCCCATTAGTATGGAATCAAGGTAGTAATCCTATTTGCGTGACGTGTAGTTCGGCTGCTTTTCTTAATTGGAAAAATACTACTGAAACTGGAGAAGTTAAAGATATTAACGTTAATTTATTTGATATTTATAAATCAAAGACAACTATTGGTGATGGCATGACCTTTAAAGATGCTTTTCGTTATCTTCGTTACCACGGTGTGAAGAGTGATGTTGGTGTAATGAAAATTGGTTCTTATGCAATGGTGAGAAGTGCAATGGCCCTTAAGTCGGCTATTGTTGAAAATGGGCCTTGTCTTATCGCTCTTCCAGTTTTTGGATCTTATGATTATATACCAGATGAATTTTGGAAGGAAGAAAACGGGCAATCGATGGGTGGCCATGCTGTTTGTGTTGTTGGTTATACTGATAAGGGGTTTATTATTCGTAATTCGTGGGGAAGGAGTTTTGGGACGAATGGCCACGTGCTACTCAAATATGATGATTATAAATATGTAATTGAAGCATGGACAATACTTTCATAGAACAAGAAAAGCCTCACTAATTCTGGGGCTTTCTTTATTTAGAAAATTATTCTTCTTCTTTTAAATCAATTTCAGATAACTGGGATGTGTTATAAAGAACCGAATCTTTGACTAGGAAGTATTGTCTATCTACTTTAAAATTGTAATCAGGGAAAAAGGTTTTCAATACGTCATTTTCATGTGGATCAATATTACGATGAATAACTTTTTCTAAAAGTTGCATCCCGTCTTTTTCTGCTACCATTACACATGGGGTCTCCGCGTATGTTTCGTCATAATAATCAACGTCGGAACATGGTGCATCCATAATTACATATTCAAATAACATTGAATCACAAGGCTCAATTATTGCATTGGGGAATTTTTTCAACAATTCTTCCCTTGATAATATGTTATTAAGAGTATCACCATTATCAGTCATAAACCGATATAAAATTTCACGACCATTGGTTGCTACAAACTCCATTTCGTAATTCATACTTGGAAATATATTTTCCATTGTTTCACTGTTGTAAATTTCTTCACCTTTTCCAATAAAATATTGTCTACCTGGTAGGCATTTAAAATTAGGGAAGAAAAGATTTACATCATTCGGCGTGCAAGCGCAGATTTCGTATGGATATGTTGTTTCGTAGAGAATAATACTACCTACCCTCTCTACTTCTTTAAAACCATCAAATCTGTCTAATAAGTTTTCTGAATCAAATAAATTTTCCATATTTTATCAATTTTATGTTTTGGTCAAATATATGGTTTTTATTCTGCTTTTCCAAATTTTTTCATTGTTTTTTTAGTTTAAATGTTTTTTTTAGTTTAAACACTATTTATCAAGAAAATAAACAATTATGTTAAATGAAACTTATAATATTAGCATAAAAAAAATCAAAAAAGCCGATGGAACATCGTCTAATTATGCTTACATTGACCCCCAGAAATCAACAGATGATACTAGAGCGATTAAGGATGGTATTAAAGCTTATGGTGCAAAATGGGATCCTAAAAATTATGTTTGGGGTTGGTATCTATCTAATGATCCAGAAAAACTCCAATATCAATTGAATAAATTTGTATACCCAGCGATTGAATTTTTAAATAGTAGGGAAACTCCACCAGAAAACGGTGAAGCGAGAACTGCTGATTCAATGAAGACTGAATTTAACAAATTATTGCAAGAAATAGATAATTTTATAGTATCTCCAATTAGTGAACCTGAGGAGGGTCGGCCTATGATGGACGAGGAAACTCTTAAGAAGAAACTAACTTTTTTCAAGGAGGAACTAGTAGAAACAATGAGCTCACAAGAGTTTTTAGATAGAATTGAGCCTATTATTAAATTTAGAAATGCTCAAGGTCATCAGCTTTCATTTTTTAATTCAATGCTTATTCTGTTACAAGACCCTAACGCAAAAATGTGTAAAAATAGAAAGGTGTGGAGGAAAATATATAAAAGGGAGGTTCTACCAAATGCTCCATCTCTATGTGTTTCTGTTCCAGATGATGAAAGGAGGAGTGTTATTTATGCCTCAAAAGAGGAAAAAGATGCGTATACTGCTGAATATTTAAAAAGTTTAGGGAAAAAAAGTAAGGAAGAACTTACTCCTGGTGAGAAAGATATTTTACGTGTTAATCTTCTAAAGTTAGATAAGCACCCTTATACAAATTTTAAATATGCTTATACATATTATGATGTTAGATTTACTAAAAATATCGGTGAAGAAGATCTTGTCGGTAATATGGATGATATTGATAAAATTGAGTGGAGTGATGAAACGAGCGAACCGACTGAAACTACTATTAAAATGTATGATGCAATGCTTCAGATTATACCAGCTGCTGGTATACAATTAGGTTTTGTTGATGATTTGGGGGGAGCGAAGGGAGTATCTAAATCTGGCTCAATTGATGTTCTAAAAAATACCAATAAAAACGCTGGAGCTGTAAGCACATTGATACATGAATTTTCACATGAACTTCTTCATCAGAAATATCTACAGAAATCAAAAAATAGTAACAATGAGTGGGCTAAGTATTTTATTGGAAAAGAACAAGGTAGGGCCGTCGTTGAGCAGCAAGCCGAAATGTCAGCTTATTTAGTAATGAGATTTTTTGGATTTCAAATGCAACAAAATATTAATTATATGGGCATCTGGGGCGCTGATGAAAAAAAGGCTGCTGTTGTATTTGATACTGTTGCAAAAGTGGCTGATAATATAGCGAGGGCTATCGCAACTAAATTAGGATATACAATGAATGAAAATGTTAATGATGGAAAGGGTATTACTGGACGGGATGTTGCGGAATTACTTGGACCTAAAGGGATACGGATGTATGATGCGTCAAGAGAGAGTGAATTAAATGAGACTGAAGAAATGATTCAAGAGACCAAGAAAAATTTCTGGAACTTCTATAATAGAATAAATTCTGATTTATATTAAAACAGTAATCCCCACTAATTAAGTGGGGATTTCTTTTAATAATAAAACATTTGTTTATCATTTACAATAAATCTGCCTAGTTAAGAGCTGACCAATATTGGTATCGTAAACCTCATACATTTGAGCTGGTTCTTCATATGCGAAGCCATTGCTTAAGGCGAAGGCGTTATAACCGATAACTGAACCATTGATAACGGCATTTGGAATAGATACACAAGTGTGGAAATGTCCTAAATATATTTTATCTTGTTTAAACACTTTACCATATTTCAAGGAAAGTCGGTTCAATGCTGGATATATTCCACAGACGGTACCATTTCCGCTACCACGGAGCTGGAATCCGTGTTCAAATATGAAACGCTTCCCATCAATTGTGTCAACAATTGCCATTTCGCTTTCTGGGAGTTCAAACTCAATTGGCAGATTTGTTAATTCGCATTGCTTCTTAATGTTGCGATACATAAGCCATTCGTAGCTCATGCAATATCCATTTGAATGTTGCATTTTCTTTGTTGTACGTGAATGATTACCCACAATACCAATAAATTTAATTGAGTTAAGGTTTGTGTTATCACAAAGATGCTTAAGACCATTATAAATTAAGTTCTGACCAATTTCAATGGCTTCCAGTGGTGATGCGCCATTTGTCTGTGCTAATTCATCGTGGATAAACCCACTAATCGTGTCTCCAAGACTGGCAAAAATAAGATCATCAACATTGTCTGCAATAAGACAATTTGCGAGATTAACAAAATATGCTTCAATTCTTTTTTTTGCTATTTCAATATTATATTCATTTAATCCAAGTACTGATGCTGGTTTTACTGTTTCTTCAATATGGGTATCTGAGAAAAGAGCGACAGCGTATCTATTGCCCTTCTTATTTACCTTGGGTTTGAATTTAAAGATTTCAAACGGAATTTCGGACACCTTCTTAGACTCTAGAAACTCTTGATACTCCTCCGAATATACTGCTTCTGAATTTTCTGTGTTATTTACAACAGACTCTGGTTGGTTGGCCAATCTATAACTATGACCACCATGTTCAAAAGGTTTACCGTTTCTAAGTCTTCTCAAAATAACTTCCTTACTCGTACCAAGGTACTCTGCGAGACTTCTAGCACTTCTAAATTCTCGTCCTCGCTCATCAACAATCTTATTGCTGACGGATGGTTTTACAAAATTTTGCATATTCAAATGTTTTAGATAATTTTGGGCAAATATATAACTTATTTTGCATAAAAACAAGAAAATGAGACTATTTATAAGAAAATGTTGGAATGAAAAGAATAATAATTAGTGAAAACAATCTTAAAACTTTAATTTTTGACTGTGTTTCGCAATATTACTTAAATGAAAGTAACGTGTTGAATAATAGTAATAAAAATCAATATACCTCAGGTATTTACGTGTTAGTGGCTTGCGAAGAATCTCAAGCAATAACTAAAGAGTTTAGAAAACAAGGAATTGAAGCATATTCTTGTGATCTTCAGGATTGTTCTGGTGGACATCCTGAATGGCATATAAAGGGTGATTGTCTTCTATTATTGAACGGTGATAATTATACATTTAGAACAATTGATGGGCAAGAACATTTTGTTCCTCATTGGAATTTGATTATGAGTCATCCAACTTGTACCTATTTAACAACATCTGGAAACAGATGGTTTAATGTTGATAAATATGGTGATAAGGCTATTGAGCGTCAAAATAAAAGAGCTGAGGCGATTGAATTCTTTATGAAATTTACCAAATGCGATGCTGATCACATTTCAATTGAGAATCCAATTGGTATAATGTCAAGTGAATATAGGAAACCAGATCAAATAATACAACCTTGGATGTGGGGTGATAAAGATGTTAAAACAACTTGCCTTTGGAATAAGAATCTTCCAAAACTTGAACCAGAATATACTGAAAAACCAGAAGATATTGAGTATAAGGAGTGGGTTGATAAGGATGGAAAGAAAAAACGTCAATCAATGGCATCTTATAGTGCAATAGGTAGAGCAAGCGATGATCGTCAGAGGGTGAGAAGTAAAACTTATCCTGGGATTGCGCGAGCAATTGCTACGCAGTGGGGGAATTTACTTAAGAGAGAAAAAGAAAACCGTAGCTAATAACTACGGTTTTTTTCTTAATCATTATTCAATATCTTCATTATTTTCTTCTGATTCAAAAATATCACTAAGACTTCCGATAACAATATCTTTGTAGTTTTTATCAACGAATAAACCAGTCGTTGGGTCAATATCAATAATTTTTAAGAGTGATGCTGGAAGTTCTCCTTCGTAAAGGTTATCAATCTCTTCATTTGAAAGGTTGGAAATTATCTCCTCGTATTTACTTCGGACAGCATCAATTCCTAATTCTTTCTCCTTGGCCATACGCTCATCATAATCTTTAACAATTTCATCCCAATTCATTCCACATTCTTTTAAGAAAGGTATTTCAAACTCTGGATGTGCTCTCCAAAATCTAATCTCCTTATCTTCCATTGTCATCAATTGTTCATAAGTATCTTGGTCGCTGGCTTTGTTTGGTTCGCCAGAGCATAATTCTGATTCCTCTTGTGTAAAATATGGTCTGTCACTTGGATTGGTAATTAGAATCTTATCCCTTATCTCCTTTTTGAAACATACGAGAAGAGGCGTGATTCTCTTATTGAACATTTCAATATATTTAGGTACATTATACTCCTCACCGTCTTTGCAATAAAAACTATCTTCGGATTCAACAACTTCTCTTGGTAGTAATACAGCATTTAAAACAATTTCTTCCTCTTTGATTACATTTGGAAATTCCTTGGAAATATATACATCCTTATCAAGTATATCAACCTTATTCTCCTTACACTCGGATTTGTATTTCTTATATTCCTTTTCAATCTGGGTTACCACATCCTTCTTGGAACCATCTTCTTGAATAATAAAATAATGTGTCACTTTTTTTACATCGGCTTGTGATTTTGTTTTACCAACATTGATATAATAGATAGTCTCACCAATATCTACCTTTACATTGTTTCGTAATGCTAATTCCATCCAAGCTTGACGTGATTTAGGTCTTCCAGCTTTAGTAATGGTATTACAATCGTCAACATATTCCTTTAGACTCTTTTTGACTTTACCCTTTGAAGCGATGTCGCGCAATGGTATACGATAATTATAAATTCTATCAACATATGAATAATATTCATCAAGGAATTTTTGACCTTCACCCTGGAGAAGATATCTTAACCCTTGTTTCATGAATTCTTCAATATAATTTTGCAATTTTTTAGATTTTAAAGAGTTGCCCACAATCTTGATATCATCTGGATATGGTTTTTCTGGGAAAAAGTCACAATAATTTTTTCGAGAAATATTAATAGAACTCGTTAGACATTCGTCAATATCTAGCCCCATCTTCATGCACTTACTTTCTTTAAAATAATCGGTACTCAAATACATATCATTAAATTCAGCAACATCTGCGTCAATACCGTAGTAGGCTTGTCCTTTCTTGGTTACTCTTGATGTACCATTGCTAATATATGGATTATCAATAGTGTAGCGATATTTTGATGGTAATTTTAGATTGAAGCCATCAGTGTCACCAACTATTGGTATATAATCATAATCTTTACTTAAATTGTAGTGTTTAGACATTTCCGAAAAATGACTGATCATTAATCGTAATGATTGTCTACCTGTACAGGTTGTTCTTTCGCCACAAGTTAAACTTTTCCATGGATAAACGGCCCCTGATACGGAAGATAAACTACCGAAAAAACTATTTCCTAATTTTTTTACACAAGCTTGAGCATTGTCTTCAACTTTAAAAATATTACACTGTCTATAATACTCTTTCTGTTCTTCTTCGCTTAATACCTCCCCGCTATTAATTTTTTCTTCAAATTTATTTTTATTCTTTTCTGCCTCCTTTTTAAGTTTCTTATGTGTTTCTCTAGTAGTAAGAACGTATTCAAGCATTTTTAGTGTTGCTCCCATTAAATCACTATTATCTGAAATACCCCATGTTAAAATAATTGAAGGATATAGACTATTGAAGTCAAGTTTGGCAATTGTTTTTTTAAATTTACCATTTTCATCTTTTTCTGCCTTAGTTCCAATATAGCCAACCGATAATAGACGAGATAGACCACCAGTTGACATTTTAGCGTTTTCTGGTTTTGGAATTGCGAGCCCATTTTCGTAACTCCAAGCCATCATAATAGCCTTCCATTGTCCAGCTGTACCCATTGTAACAACTTTTTGGAAGGGGACGGGCATTATTTTACACAATGAGAATTCAACCCCAATTAAACTGTATTCAACACGTTCTGCTTCATATAAATCGTCTGCCAAATATCTTTCAACGATATAATGTCCATCCACTAGTTCATAACCGTCTCTTAATTCGTTTCTTGTATGAAGTATGAATTTTCCATCAACTGTTTTTTCCTCATTTTTTTCAATTGTACCACCACTTATATAACCATTATTATTTTTCTTCTCGTTTGACAAAGCAATATAATTAGGGTCATATATGTACCAATCGCCATTTTTATTATTAAAGGCATATCTTTTTGAATAATCATTTGAAATCTCTGTAATCCTATTACCTGGTATGTATACACGATTTGGACTTACGAGATCTAGGTATTTAGTTGCATATTTCAAATTTGCCTCTTTGAAATTACTATCGGTTGCTTGAGCTCGTCTAACTGCGTGGAGGGAATCTGTAATGATTGTTCCAGGAACAATTGTTCTATAGAAGTGTTCCACCTCACCACCAAGCTTCAATACGCTTTCTTTCTGATTTTTCCCTATTGATTGCCCGTTAAAGTATTTGGAGGACATTTCTTCAATGGATGAGCCGAGTTGTTTGCATCTTTCAATTATAAAATTCCAGTCAAAGTTTTCGCCATTATGTGCAGTGATAACATCTGGCTTGAATGCTGAAATAATTTTAAATGCCGTGTCAATTAAATTGAGTTCACTTGCATCTTTTTCTTCTTCTGTAGTACCAGTAAGCTGAAATTCTCTTGTACACTCAACTGTTTTACCATTATAATTAAATGGCCTTGCGAATGAGATACCATACCATTCAATCCTGTGCTTTTTAGGATCCAATCCTTCTGTTTCAAGGTCAAATATCATTCGTAAGATATCATTATAATCATCATAACCCTTAAAGAAACGTTTTCCTGTTGAAATTAAGAATTGTTCTTGAGGTGGAACGGCAAGATATTGGCTTGACTTGCTTGTTGAATTTTCGTCTTTTGAATACACTGGATTATTTGCTTTCTTAAAGAAATCAAGAAAATGACTATAACTCATTGGCTTTGTCGCCTTAAACATAAATAAATAGCCATCGGTTATTGATTGAGGTTCAATGCCATCTAAACCAGTTGATTTAAGCTTTACACATGAAATGCCGTATTTTAAAAGCAGTTCCCTTATTTTTGTTCTATCTCCGTTACATAGATTGAGGCAAGCTTTCCTTGTTGCCCATAAAAACGGGTAGTAGGGTTGTTTTTCGTGATGACGTACATCGTTTTCGTCTCTATAGTAAACAGTGACATAATCATTCTGATAATTATAATCCAAATTTACAATACGTTCTTGAGGGTCTCTTCCTTCTAGAAAATTTTTAATAACTTCGTTGGTTATTTCTGTAGTTTGCATAGATATAAGTTTTAAAGTTAAAATCTCTTTGACTAATTTTATGCAAAGGTATAAATATTTTTTGAGAAAAAACAAATTATTTTCAAATTATCTATCTTCCAGAAAATAATAATCATATCCATTTAGGAGTTCTTCAACCTTCTCTATATTATCTCCAAAGTGGAAAACCATTCTTCCGTTTTCTGGATAATCCTCAAGATTCTCAATATCAATCCATGCTAGCGCAACTGAGCCGTTAATTGCATATTCCATAGAATAACAAGAGGTTTCTTCTATTGTCTTGAGTGGTAAATCTGTCTTAACTGTTTTAATTAATGAATATGTTGTTGAATCTGGGGTTAGATCGTCGCATAAAACTGGAAAATCATAATCCCAATCTTTTCCCCAAACAATGTCGGGTGTATCGGAGAAAAGGAAATTATATATATATTGGTTATTATCTTTGCAAATTGGTTTAATGTAAATCAGTTTCATCGTTTAATTCCCCTAGTGCATTAATTGTTGCATCAATTATTTCATTAGTTTTTTCTTCTGTTATATCGTGAATATTCTCAAGTGATAATCCGTTTTCATTTAATATTGAAACAGTATTATCATACGATAAACCAAAATTAAGTATTAGTTCTTTATCGTGTGGATTTGTAAATAAAAGTGAGATAATACCATCAATACAATCTTGCATTGAGAAGCAACTATTATTTTTAGCAAGCAGAAACTCTCGTTTAGTGATAAGTTCTGCTATGAGGGAAACTGTTTGCGTGTCAATTGAGAGATGGGGTATTATTGAGCAAGGAACAATATTCCAATTTTCACCCCAAACAACATCTGGTGCTTGTGTAAAGAAAAACTTATAAATATTCTTATTATCTATCGTTTTCCCAATTAAATCAATAAATGCTAAATATGTATTTTCCATGAAAATACAGCAAGGGAACCCACTACTTTAGTGGTGGGAGGAATTGCTGTTATTCCTTTTCTTTTTTCATTAATTATTCTTTTCCTAACTGATAGGAATTTAAATCTCTTAACTGATACGTCAGCCACAAGCCTTCAGTCAATCGTTCTCAGCGCGAACACGCCCCATATTCGCCGCCCAAAAATAAAACACTCCTCTCCTTTGTACCTGACATTATCAAACAACCTGAATCCCGCTATCTTGTACGGAGCCTGATTTGCTTTTCTTCTGCCACCCTTTAATAGGTTCGTCTTTCAGTAATGTTCCGTGAAAGTATTTTGACAAGTCTGTAAGTCCTAATGATTTCTTATTCTCATTATATTCTTGTTGTTTCAGAGCAAGCATTTGATTATAGACAAATCTCGGTAACAGCCCAAAACCTTATTCAGTTTCAGTTCTTGTTCCTTATTTGAATATAGCCTTATCTTTATTGCGCTTAACACCACGTTATTATTTCATTATTTTCTAAATCAGATAATTTACAAAGAAAATCCACAATTCCATTTCATCCTCAATAATAGAAAGTTTTTTTCCTTTTTTTCTATTTGCACAAAATTCATGCCATTTTTTCATATCAATCCATAATCTTTTTAATATTTTGCTATTATCTTTTTCCGTCAATACCATATACACGTAATCACATTTTGTTGTTACACACCAACCAGATGAACTATGTGATACTAGCTCATATGGTATATTTGATGTACTTATTGCCCTGCTATCTAGTTTTACCTCGATTTTTACATAGATTTTGTCTTCTAGGACCGTTTCAATTGGTGGTAATTTATCTTTTCCATTTTTGTCTATAACATAGTCGATATCGCAATTTTGATAATTTCTTTCGTCTCTAACATCAAAAAGGCTATAACCTCGTTTATTGATTTTTCCGACTATATTATTTTCGAAATCAATTTCACCAATTTTTCCATATTCTATATCTTTAAAATAGTTTGGTTTTCTACTCGTTTCTTGCGTTATATTCATAATTTATTATTATTATTTCTTTTCCTTTCATATTGGCATTTTTGGTGACATTTTTCATACCATACATTAATTCAAATGGAATTATAGTATAATTTTTATATAAATCACGTATATATTGACAATCATCATATGTAATCAACCAGTTATGTTTACATTTTTTAACATCGTTTGCAAACCTTTCGTGGTCAAATCCTTTATGTAATTCGCCGTTTTTGCCATACAATGCCGATTTTGTGGCTGTATAATATGGTGGGTCCATAAATATAAATATGTTATCACCATCTTCATTTAAAACGTTTTCATAATCAAGATTAGTAATTTTAACGCCATGTAATAATTCAGAAACATTTTCAGCCCTTTCTATGCTTGTATCTGTAAATCTCTTATCAAAAGATTCTTGGCTATATCCGCCACTACAACTAGTTCCAGAAAACGTAATTCTATTCAAAACAAAAAATGCGGCAGCCCTTTTTGTTGTGGAAAATGCAAACAAATTATCACAAAGATATTTGTATAATACCCTTCCATCTTTGTAATTTTCTTTCCACTTTTTTATAATGTTAATTACTTCATTTTTGTTATTTTTAATTTCGTCCCAAAAACAGTATAAATCATAAAAAAAGTCATTAACCCAATATTTAGCATTCGGAAATTTCTGTTTCATTTTAATAAAAACAGAACCCCCACCGAGTAACGGCTCCCTATATTCATCGAACTTAGGGGCAATATTTACTAACATGTCTGCTACTCTACTTTTTCCACCTGGATAACGTAATGGTGTTTTTATTTCTTTCATGTGTTTAGTTATTTTTTTATTTTTTCTTTCTCCTTTCGGCACTTCTTTTACCATAGAATTTTCCACTAAAACTTGCCAATAGTGACATCATGTCAGCAGTCAATTCCTCCGTATCAGATACATCCATTCCATTTATAACAATCACCTCACAACCATAACTCTCAAATATCTTCTTAATGAATTTGAATTGAAATCGTGCAAGTCTGTCCTTATGTTCTATAACCAACTTATTAACCTTTTGTTTTATAATCAAATCAGTAAGTTTAACAAAACCGCTTCTATTATCATTCAAACCGCTGCCAATATCTTTTATAATATGTGTAACCAACAAACCGTGTTTTGCACAATATTCGGATAATCTTTGTGACTGCCTATCCAAATCATCTTTTTGCTTTTGTTCATTAGATGAAACTCTTGCGTAGGTTGCGCAAATAATAGGAGATTCTTCTTTCTCTTTTCTTGTTAATCCAATAAATGCATCAAGAGTATCAGTATCATATCTACGATGTCCTCCCGCCGTTTTTAGCGGTTTTAACTTATCCGCTTTATCCCATTTCCTTAAAGTGTCTTGAGAAACATTGAGATAAGAAGCCGTTTCTTTTATACTCAATAAATTTCCCATTACGCTTCATTATTTTCTATTTTATTAAGGGTCTCCACAATAATATTCTTTGCATTATTAAGAAGATTTTGAAATTCTTCTACGGTAATGTTTTCATCAATATCGAATGTGTGTTCATAAATATCACCATTGTCAAGAGTATAATCTGTTTTCGTAACTTTTACTACTTTTGTTTGCATATTTAACAATGCTTTCTTTGTATTATTTATCTTTGTATTCATATATAAATAGTTTCAACTTTGCAAAAATACTAAAAATTAATCATAAAAACAAATATTTTTTCTTAATTTTTCTTAAAATTTTAATTTACTGTTATGCACCCTTCGCCAATGTTATGGGGAGGTTTGTGTGGCTGTAACACTGCGCCTACCTCTCAGTGCTGTTTAATCACAACCCGCAGTGTTCGGGATTAGGGTAAACGTCCCGAAGTGCCTATGTATTCTCCCCTAACGTAGGTCTCAAAGACCTTAGGCTAATCAATAAGGGCTTTTCCAAGGGGACAATGTTCCCTTTTCAAGCCCACGACTTCAGTCGTGGGTTATTGACTATTCTTTTTGAGTAATATCTTTGTTTTGTAATATTTCAAGACATTTTGCTACGGAATCAATCCAGTATGGAATAGTGATATTAAAGTCGGCTTTCGTTATTGTTTTATCTAAAACACTATATGATGGCCTTGGTGTTTTATTACCATATTCTTGGGTTGTGCAAGGTTTTATAATACCCTCTTTATCCATAAGAATTTCTATCACCTTTGCGAAGTCATACCATGAACATACACCCTCATTAGTAAAATGGTAGACACTGTTTAAGTGTTTCTTAAATGAATTATTTTCAATAATATCAACAAGGAAGATTGCTAAATCTTGTGCATATGTCGGTGTGCCAACCTGATCATTAACCACTTTGGTTTCAATTCCATTTTTAATTCTATTATACATAGTTTTAAGAAAATTGTTACCAAATTCAGAATAGAGCCATGATGTTCTTATTATAATGCTATTACAATTTACATTATGAATAACTTCTTCACCTTCTAATTTGGTTTGACCATATGCGTTGATTCCCCAATAAAATTCTTCATCATTAGTTTTGTATGGTTTATTCTTGGTTCCATCAAAAATATAATCACTTGAGATATGAATTAATGTGGCTTTATATTTCTTGCAAGCAATTGCTAGGTTTTGTGGTCCTATAACATTACAGCGATAAGCATCCATAGCTTCTTTATTAGCATCATCTACTTTTGTGTATGCTGCGCAGTTGATAACAATATTAATGTCATTTTCATTAAAGAATTTCATTACATCATCTTCTTTTGTGATATCAAGGATATCGTGCGATGCGAATAGATATGTATTTTCTTTACTTTTAGCTTGCTCTTGTAGGCATTTTCCTAATTGCCCATTAGCCCCTGTAATTAAAATTCTCATTTCTTATATTTTTTCTCTAATTATTTTTCGTCTTCCTTCTTAATAACTTCATTGAATAATAACTCCTTCTTCAAGACCGTCTTCCACATCTTTTCATACTGCGTTCCAATGAACATTTGATAATAAACATCAACATCTTTTTTCTGACCAATTCTAAAAATTCTATCTTCGGCTTGTTTACAGTTGGCTGAAGTGTAATCAAATTGATTAAAAATCAAAACATCTGAGACAACCAGAGTAAGTCCTACACCGCAAGCGAGAATGTTACCAATAAACACTGTTTTGTTTGGATTATTAATGAATTCGTATTTAGCATTCTCTTTTTCCTTAAGGGACATTTTTCCATTATAGATTACACAAGAATTATTAAAATGTTCTTGCAGTGTATATAATTCCTCATCATAACAACAAATAATAACAACTTTATGACCTTCTTGGATTTTCTTTTCTGTCATTTTGATTGTGTTTGGAATCATCTGTATTGAACAATATTTTCTATATACAGCACCCTCTATAAGTTGTTTATTTAGGTCTTTGTTAGAGTTTTCACTTAATTTTTCTTGTTCATATTCTTCCCATAATCTTGAATATTCGATCCATTGTTGCATATCAAAGTTATAAAATATTTCATGGACGTTTTTCTTAACAGTAAGACTATCCAAATCCTCTTTAACCCTTCTTAAATATAAATGAGAGACTCGTTCCTTTAGTTCATCAAGATTTGTTGGGTCCTTTTGTATTGTAATCATCTTGCAGTGATTCTTAATAAAGTCACGTAATTCTAACTTTTCATCATCTGTTAAGAATTTCCACTCAGTTTTATTTTTCTTTTTCAAGAATATTGAAGTCCAGTAATCTCTTTCCTTTTTATCTTTACATATTTCAATGGCGCCACAATATCGCTTCATATAGTACGACCAATCATCTGTAATAGGGTCATTAAGTAGTGATAAAAGATTATAGAAGTTCATTGGGTCATTGGTTATCGGTGTACCTGTTGCGAGATATAATCCAGATAAGTCAGCCCTTTTTACTATATCCTTAATGATTTTAAATCTACCAGATTTCATATTGGATAACTTATGTGCCTCATCACATATAAGAAGGGACTTCTTATTTGAAAGGAATTGTAAAATTGGACTATTATTATAAGCTTTCTCAATATTTTCTTTAGACCTTGATGCTGGGATTTCATAAAATTCATCAATAATGTCATAATTGATAATAATATATCTAGTTTCTCGCCATTTACCAGCATTTCTTGCCTCTTCATTTAATTCCCCTACTGTTTTACCAGATTTTCCAACCGTATAACCTAAATATGCTTCAAGTTCTGACTTATTTTTTCCATTATAACCCTCAATTATTGATATTTCTCTCTCTGGAATATACCACATTAACTCTCGTTTCCAGTCTAATTTAAGTGATGCTGGACAAATAATTAGGATTGCATCAAAATTCCCTTCAATTGAGCCAACTGATAACGAGGCGGTTTTACCTAAGCCCATATCGTCTGCTAAAACACACTTCTTCCTTGATACTAAAAATTGAACAGCTTCCTTTTGGTGTTCTTGAAGTTTTCTATTTGGGTCTTTACTGGTGGATAATTTATCATAACGACTAAAATCAATTTGAATATTACGAAAATCTTCAACAAGGAAATTCGTAAGCACTGCTTTCTTTGGAATAAACATACTTACTGGTTGGATACTCTTACGGTACTGTCCATAGCAGTGGTAAGTGGTATCTGTCTCCCCTATTAGATATGTGATTTTAATAACCTTAGGGATAAATTCAAGGTTCCAGTCTATTTGTTTCTTCTCCCCGTACCAATCGGCTATTTTGATTATTTTATTAATTTCCCTTGGGGTGTAATCCCAATTAAGGCGAATATATTCAATAGCAAAGTCATTGAAGAATTCTTGATTATTCTTCACAAATACATCCCTCTTTAATCCTAGGATATATGGGTTATTCCCAGAATATGCCTTGAGAATTGAGAAGGCTTCCTCTTTTTTCTTCGTACTTATAGCCATTAAAAATACTCTTTCGTGTAAAGATATTGCTTTTTACTGAAAAAATCAAATTATACTACTCACTATTGGTTTAAAAGAAAAGAAAAAGAAAAAGTTTGATCAAAAAGAATAAAGAAAATAAAAGGATCCTTAAATATCTAACTCTATACATAGATAGTTAAGTATATAATATAATATTTTTTAATATAGGTATATATAGTATACTTTAAGCCTTCTTTTTTTTCAACTTTTAACTATTTATCACAAAAGGATTGTAAGTATGCCAAGGAAAAACCCTATACATAGAAATAATAAATTTTTTGGTGCTGAAGATTTCGCTTTAGAGTTGGATTTCGGTAAGGAATATGTTGAACAGGATGTAAATCAGACTATTATTCTTTACCAAGTAGATCTTAATCGTACTCAAGTATCTGATATTTATAATGAAGCTAAAAAAGGTAATATTGCCGTAAAAACACCAATTGAACTACCAGTTATATACACTATTGAGGATACAGAGGTCAAAACTTATGATACTCAACAGATGAAAGGTTATTTCGTCAATGTAGGTAGATTAACTTTTAGTGTTTATATCTCAACATTAGAGGAGTACGAGTGTGATATTAATCGTGGTGATTATATTGGAGTGCAAGTAAGTAGCGATCATATAGAATATTTTTCTGTGGTTGATGATGGAAGGGTTGGTTCTTATTCAAATAGAAATAGTATGTTCGGTACTCAACCTATAATAAGGAATATTATTGCTATTCCAATTGATAAAAATGAATTCTATGGGTAGTAGGAGTTATAAAAATGTATTACATCTTAGAGATAATCAAGATCCCGTTGAGAATAGAAAAAATTTAATCAAGGAGACCTTAAGGGACTCCACTCCTCTCCCTAAACCAGTTGAATATAAAGATATTGATGAGTGTTTTAAGGAGTGGGTCAATAAGGATTTATCTATTTCTTTTGAAAATAAGAAGCTTGAAACAATTGCCTTATTTAGTAACCAAAGATTTTCAGAGTATATGCAATCTTGGATGAATACTGATGAAAATAAGAATATGCAACCAAACTTTAAGGTTATTACAAGGGAAAATAATCCACAAAAAGGTACAATGCATAATAATTACAGTAACGTTGTTGGTGATTACAGTATTCTAATAGATAGGCGATTTATGGAAGACCATAATAATAGGCCGTACATTCTTGAATATAGAATGAGACAACCGTTTTGTATTGATTTTAAATATAAAGTAACATTGGTTACAAATAAATACGAACTCCTAAATAAGTTTAATAAGAAAATACAGAAAAAATTCCAGTGTATTGATTATTATCTTTATCCCAATGGTTACGCCATGCCTTTAAAATTAGAAAGTGTCTCTGATGATTCTCAATATAACATTAATGAAAGACAATTCTTCTCACAATCCTTCACTTTTACCCTTATGGGTTTTATAATTGAAGAGGATGATATCTTTAGTGAGGAAAAGCCAGTACTTAAATTTTCGTGTTTCAATGGTGATATTAAGAAGAATAGCAGTATTGTAGAAATTGAAGAGGAGGATACTCAAAGTAAATTATCAATAACAATGCTTAAGGGACAAGAAAGTGTTAATTTTAAGATTAATATGGATTTAACTATTTTATCTTGCAATATAGATAACCTCAGGGCATTTAAATTGAGAGTAAATGATGTAGATATTGAAAATATGTCAAGTTTTACTATTAAAAATGGTGATAATATAGAAATTTATAAGGCAAAAAAAATAAAACAAGACTTAAATGCACATATAGTCTTCGTTTGCTCGTAATAAAGTTATATTCTTCTATTTTTTTTCTCTATATATCTGATTTTTCGTTTTTTTAGACTATTTATAAGAAAATAATAGTGTAAAAATAATTTAAAGATGATAAACAATGCAAGAGGGAGTCATAGTTCTCCTGGTGCTTACACAAAAGAAACTGATGTAACCTACTCAGTAAAAAGTCTTGGTATTACCTCTTTAGGTCTTGCTGGAGAAGCTTTGAAGGGTCCCGCATTTGAACCAATATCAGTAAAGAAATGGTCAGAATTTGAGGATATTTTCGGTTCAACTTCAACTGAAAAATATAAGGGCACTGGCTATCCTAAATACGAAATGCCTTACATTGCAAAAGAATATCTTAAGGAATCAAATCAACTCGTAATTTGCCGAACATTAGGTCTTTCTGGTTATAACGCTGGTAAGGCTTGGACAATTACAGCAATGAAGGATGATAAGAAATATGCATTAGTTGTATTACGCTCAAAGGCTGAGTATAATGCTAGTTCAAAAGAAGGTTGCGAATCTGGCTCTGGTGATATCTTAAAATTTGCTGTCAGCAGTATTACTATTCAACCATACACAGAGGTTATTTACGATGGAGATTGCCAGGCTATTACAGCTACCACTTCAGAAACTGGTTATGTTATTAGTGAAACCAATTATGGTAAATTTACCCTTAAGGTTGTTGATATTAATGGTAAAGAGTATTTCTATCCAGTATCACTTAATTATAGTGATAAGGATTATATTTTCAATGTATTAGGAAGTAATCCACTTGAGGGTAGTGCACCTATTTTTGTTGAAGAATTTTATGATTATGCTCTCGCTTCCCTTGCTAAGAAAGTAACTGGTTATACAATTACTTCAGGTAATATTAGCGCATATGAAGGACTTTCTTGCTATAAAGATCATTTCCAGTGCGCATCAACACCTTGGATTGTTTCTGAACTTCATACTGATAGCGAAAAAGCTAATGTTAATAAACTTTTCCGTTTCTTTACAATTAGTGACGGTAACGTAGCAAATAGTGAAGTTAAGATTTCTATCCAGAATATTCGCCCAGACGCTGGTACATTTGATGTGATTGTTCGCACATTCTCAGATACAGATAATTCTCCAAGAATTCTTGAAAAATTCAGTGGTTGTAATATGGTTGAAGGTGATTCTAATTATATTGCACTTAGAATTGGTACTATGGATGGTTCATATGAATTAAAGTCTAAATATATCGGACTTGAAATGGCTGAAGAAAAACACCCAACCTCAGTTCCTTGTGGTTTTATGGGTTTTCCTCTCCATAAGTTTGAGTCAGGTGTTAATAATCTTGATGTAGCATATAACACTCACTATGATGAATCAATTAAGGCAAAGAGACAGTATTTCGGAATGTCAAATATCACTGGTGTTGATGTAGATATTCTTAAATACAAGGGCGCTCTCTCTGAAATGACAATAGATTCTAAGGGTTTCCACCTTGATAGTCTTCTTAGTATTGAAAATACAGCATCAACTCTTAGTGGTGAATGTTATATTGATAATGTTAAATACGCATTTGATGCAGTTTCTCCATTAACAGAAGGTAAAGCTAAGAGAGTTCCTCGTATCTTAACTGAAGATTATATGAAAGATACCCTCTACAGTGATGTTAATACACGTAAATTTACCGTTCATACCTATGGTGGTTTTGATGGTTGGGATATCTATAGAGAACAAAGAACAAATACTGATAACTTTAAATCCACAACTTATAAAGGACAAGTAGATGTAACAATTACTGGTTCAGCAAGCTTCACCTATAGCGTCCCTGGTTACTTAAATTTACCTAACGGTGCAATTTCATCAGACTATTACGCTTATTTGGGTGCTTATAATCAATTCCTCAACCCAGAAGAAGTTGATATTAATATCTTCGCAACACCTGGTATTGACGCATTTAATAACTCTCTCCTAGTTGAAGATGTATTTGATGTAATTGAAGATCCAGATGATGGACGTAACGGAGACGCTCTTTATATCTTCACAACACCTAATAGACCTAGCGGAAACACAGATAGTGTGGATGAAATGTATACAGCTCAAGAGGTTGTTGATGGACTTGATAATACCTCAATTGATAGTTCTTACGGTTGTACATATTGGCCTTGGGTAAAATGTTTTGACTCAAATGAAAATATGTATATCAATCTCCCAGTAACCAAGGATGTTGTTAGAAATATGGCTTATACAGATAATGTAAGTCACCCTTGGTTCTCTGCTGCTGGTATTAATCGCGGTGGTGTTGATTGTGTTAAAGCTTGTATGAAAACAAAGGTTGGTGACGAGGATGTTTTATATGATGGTAGAATTAATCCAGTTAAAACATTTGCAGTTGATGGCGTTAAGATTTGGGGTAATAAGACCGTTTACTCAGTAGATAGTCCACTTAACAGAATTAATGTAAGACGCCTTATGATTCGCGTTAAGAAACTCGTTGTTTCAGCAAGCAGACAGCTTATATTTGAACAATATGACACAAGTTTGAAGAATCAATTCCTTTCATTGGTTAATCCTATTCTCGCAGAGGTTAAGGCTAATAGAGGTATTTCCGATTACAAGATTGATATTGATGATTCAGCAGAAGCTCGCGATGCTCACACACTTCCAGCTGTAATTCATATTAAACCAACCCCTTCTCTTGAGTACATTGACCTTACATTTACTGTATACCCAGAAAGCGTTGAGTTTAATTAATAAAACTTCCATAATGATTGCTGAAAACCCACTGAAGATTTCGGTGGGTTTTTTCTTTTGGTATAATAATACACAAAAAAATAGGGAACTATATACGTGTTGTCCACGATAATCTTGTAAGTATCTGAAAATTATCACAAAAAGTCTGGACTTTTTAGAAAGAAAACCGCATTGTTAAGGTATATAATAACACAAATACCTAAGCATTGCGGTTTTTATGATAGACTTCAGCCATTTTAATAGCATCGTTGAGTTGACTTCCTACTTCAATAGTGAGGAACGTTGCAAGAAATATATCTTTGAATCCCGTTGGGAGAAACACGATGTGGTTTGCCCTTTCTGTGGAGAACACCACTGCACAACCCGTACTGACGGACGTTTCCATTGTTCTCACTGCAACGCCAACTTCTCCGTGCTTATAGGGACAATCTTTGAGAATACCAAGATTTCATTGGTTGAGTGGTTCATTGCTATGTACCTTATTTCTTGTCACAAGAAAGGTATATCAAGCGTTCAGTTGGCTACGGATATTCACGTTACACAGAAAACGGCTTGGTATATTCTTCATAAGGTTCGTACCCTTTTCAAACAGGATGATTCCGTTGTGCTCAGTGGGCTTGTTGAGTGTGATGAAATGTATCTTGGTGGCAGGGAAACCAACAAGCACGAATGCAAGAAGACAGAGAAGACTCAGGGGCGTTCCACCAAGACTAAGACACCCATTTTCGGTATGACTATGGTATGGAAGACTGAGGATGTGAATGAGGAAACTAGCGAAATCAAGGAGAAGGTTCACACCTACGAAATTGCCCATAAGGTTCCTGATACCAAGGCTACAACCCTTATCCCAATCATTGAGCATTTCGTTGCTGAAGGTTCAACAATCGTAACTGATAAACTCAATGCCTACAATGGGCTTGACAAGAAATACAATCACGTATTTGTCCGTCACGGGGAGAAAGAGTTTACCGTAGGTTCATTCAGCACCAACGGGATTGAGGGATTCTGGGGGCATTTCAAGAGAGTGATTTTCGGCACATATCACTTCGTTACCAAGAGGTATTTGGATAGGTATATTGATGAAGCCGTATTTCGTTTCAATACGAAGGAAATGAAGGAATCTGACAGATTCTCATATATGTTTGAGAAGGCTATCGGCTCTGTGAAGTATAGAGATGTGAAGATTGCTGCGTAGTATGTTTTTGCTATATTTGTTGGAAATATGACGTAATA